TGCGTATTCTTTTTTTGATTTATTGTCGGGGAGGTAAACTTGACCTGCCCCGACTGGATCACCTTTTCGCCACGGAACTAGAATGGAATTTCGTCCCCTAGATCCTCATTGCGCTGTGGCTCTTCATGTCCAGCGTCCTGCTGGCCACCACCCATGAACGTGAGATCATTTACAGACAGCTTTAGAGATCCCTTGCCTTCGTAAACATCAACGCCCACACGGCCACTTAGAACGACCTTAGTGCCCTTCTTGATGTAACGCTCAAGGCTTTCACCGCGCTTACCCCAGAGGGAGCATGAGAACCAAGTGCTGTCGCGCTTAGTGCCGTTCTTATCCTTGCCGTTGTCTACGGCCACTGAGAACCCCAGAACTGCGTCACCGTTGCCTGTACGGCGCAACACTGCGTCTTTGCCTACGTTTCCTGCGATAGTCGTTAGTTGCATTGTTTGTTTCCCTTTTTGCTTTTGTATAATTGGTCAATTAAGTTGTATTTTCTAAGCATTCTTATGACGCTTTGAGTTTCTTGTTCAGTCGCTATGCCTCGGACTGCAATGTCCTCAACGCCATAACCATCTCGCAAATCTTGAATAATGTTATGCGAAAGCTGATTGTAGGCTTTCATGTCAATTCCTTCGTTTGGGCGGAGGCGCGTGGCCCCCGTTGGGTTAGGCGTGGTATTTTGCCAGCTTGTCCCAGTCGGCACAAATATAAAACGCGTCGTCTAAGTCGTCGCAGACCATACCGGCGGCAATAAGCGATCCAAACGTGCCTTCCGCTTCCTTGCGGCCCCAACCTGCGTCGATAAGGTCATCAACGCCTACCCAAGTGTGAGGGTCACACTGTAGGTCTGCGAGGTTCTTGCCGCCCATGTTTGAGCAGCACGATTTAATCAACCAGTGCATCGCGGCGGCTTGGTTTGTTGTTAGTTGCATTGCGTTTTTCCTTTGGGTTAATTTCTTTCTTGAACCCAATATAAGACCAAAATCCCAAAGTGCAAACTCTTTTTGCGTTAATGACCAAACTTTTTTACATTGAACCCAGCTTCAGCCATAATCTCTGTTGCTCTATCGCCGCTAATCCGTTCCCGTTCTGGCTCTGGATCTTGCTTGGGAAGTTGTGCGGCGATCTTCTTTCCACGCGCTTCCTTCATCAGAATGAGAACATGACCAGGATTAGGGCGCTTGTTTGGGTTTTCATTGCGCCACTTACGCAAAGCCCAGACAACCTGCTCCTGCTTCCAATCCTCAAGAGCATCACACCAATCTGCTAAGATGCCTGCCTTGACCTGCTCTGGAGGTGTGGACTGCCAGTAGCTGTGCATGATGACCTCAACCTCAAAAGCAATCTTCGTCCGGTGATCGTCTAGCTCTTGCGGCGACAGAGATTGTGTTAAGAGTGGTGTGGCTGCGGGAATTACTCTCTTTATTGTGATCTGGTTCATCGTTCCATCTTTCTCCGTTTAGCCATGTAGCTGCGTGTGGTATGAATTTTTGTTCTTTGCTTTTGAGAATGTCCAACTGTGAATTTAGCCCAGTGGATATTTCCTCAATCGTTGCACTCTTCATAGCCTTTTCAAAAGCTTTCCTTGCGTTTCCCTTACCAATCTTACGAGGATAAGAGGCCCAGAAATCTTCAAAATGATCTATAGGTTTAACAACTGGTTTAATAACTAGTTTAATAACTGGTATAGGTTGGCCCTCTGTGGCAATTCGATTTGCCCTGTGGGGCAATTGGGTTGGACCTGAAGGGCAATACCATTTGGTTCTATCGTAGCCCATCTTGTTAAATGTTCCCGATAGTATCAGACCCACCTCTTCAAGCTTTTCTAGGGAAGTTCTGATTTGCTTTAGTGTCATGTATGGAAATAAAGCATCAAATGCCCTGATACTGTTGTAGGTCCAGTGGCGACCTTCATGCAGGTGCTTTCCATTGGCGGCGTTCTTCTCAGCCCACCAAACAATATTCTGATAAAGTATAGCGGCATTGACGCCAACCTTCTTTGCAATTTCTGGATCGAAGCTGTGCATCGACATTTCCTTTTTTGTTGTGGAAACGTCGAACCCAGTATATGACTGAGCCAACGCATCCTGTTCATGCGTTCAAGCCTTCGCTGTTCTCCTCCCAACAGCTTGGCATTACTAGGCGGGTCGAGCTTCCCACAGCTCCCCGCCACTTTCTTTTACACTAAATCGTTATTGCGTCAAATTTCTTTATTGCCTTTGATCTAGAAATTTCACTCAAACGGTAGAAACCGTTTCGCATAATAACATCCCCAGCGTCATCCATTTCGATCAGAAGATCCTGAATCTCCCTCGGATGACCTGATATGCCTTGCGCAATATCACCAGAAGACGCCCCGTGAGCCGTAAATAAATAGATTAGAATATCCTGCTTCATTCGCCTTTTCCTTTTACTAAGACAACAAATTCATCTGCTTCTTCCGTCGTGCGGATGACGCTTGCAGATCCACGCCAGCCATCCAAAAACTTAACCTGTGCATCCGTAAGGTTTCCCTTGGGCATCTTAACTTCAATTAGGTAATTACGTCCCATATAACCAACCAGTAAATCAAGAGGTTGATCGAGCGGATAGACGCTAAAACCATGAGCCTTAAACTGCTCTATGATTTCAGCCTCATTCGCATCACGCTTGTTTTTGTATCTGCCGCGAAATCCCATACTTAACCTTTTTCATTTTCAATTTTCTCAATCATAGCGCGATGTTGAATAAGTTGTTTTCCCCGAACAAAAGAAGATATTTTCTTGTCTCTATTTTTCCTCCAAAGACTTGCATCTTTCTTTTTAGTTGATGGATCAGAGGTGCTAACAAATAATTGTGGCTGAAGATCATACCTCCAATTATTAATATCTCTCATACGCCTCACACCTCCAGCAGTAACTCCTTGGCAATAAAATCCCATTGCCTGCCAAAATCCATTTGCTGCAATATCTGACCCGCACCTCAAAGTTATTGATGATCCACTTGCAGCATCAACCAAAGTTATCAATTGACGAATTAACGCTGCCCCATAAAGCTGCCCTCTCAAGTCATACTCGATGCAAGCTTGATGAACCTTAACAATCGCACCAACAGAGCCGTGATAAATATATCCAGCAGGTTCTCCGTTTACCTTGGCAAGTAAAATTCTAAAGTTTGCGACTTCACGTTCAAAAACTTGCTTTGGAAAAAAAGCCAATTCTTCAGCATTTTTTTTCTGCAAATGATCTATAAAAACCAGATCATCTAAAGTTGCTGGATGAACCGTGATGTCATTTGCATCACTCATTTCCAAGCACTCATCGGCACAGCGCCATCTGTTAGTTCATCAATGCGCTTGCGAACGGCACGATGTGGTTTGACCTTGCCGGACAACCATCTTGAGATTGATGCGTTATCAACGCCAAGCTGCTCCGCAAACCAACCCTTTTTAATTCCTTGATGCTTGAACCACTCGGCAAACAACTCAACTGCTTTTGACTTTTCCACGTTAATCTCCTTTTCAAAAACAACATATCATAAAAAAAGATTGTTACAATGCCAAATATTTGTTGCACAATGCAATCGGCTTGTTTAACTGTTGATAACCAGATGGAGGAAATATCATGACAACAGAACAATACATTGAAGACCAGCGCGTCTACATCACTGTCGGCTCAGACGCCACAGAGGTAGAATGTGACTTGTCTCACCCGTACAGCCACGATGAGATACCTTGCGTAATTATGGAAGGTCCACTCATCGGTTTTGAAATCATGCTGGATCGTTCCTTCATCCTACGCAAAGCGCGTGAAGAACAGGGAGAGGATCAATGAAAATAACAGATTTACTAGGCGACTTAATCGGCGTCATCGCAATCTTTGGTGGCGGATACATCTTTTTAATTATCGGACATGCGTGGGGACTATAACATGAAAAACATCGCAACAGCATTGGCTTCAGCCCAGATCAACATGGGCAAAGCACTCAAGCAAGCTAACAACCCGCACTTCCGCAGCAAGTATGCTGATCTCGGAAGCGTGATGGACGCCTGCCTGCCAGCACTTAACGAACACGGCATTGCTGTAGTTCAGCCAACAGGTGAAGACGAACATGGTCGCTTTGTAGAGACTGTGATGATCCACGGCGAAAGTGGCGAACAGCTTTCATGTCGCGTCCCGCTAATTGTCAGCAAGAACGATATGCAGGGCTATGGATCGGCAGTGACGTATGCCCGCAGATATGGCCTAATGGCGATGGCTGGCATTGCACCAGAAGATGATGACGGAAATGCCGCGTCAAAGGCTGCACCAAAGCTGGAAGCACCGAAGCCAATCAGTGCCGATCAGTTTCAAGAGATAAACAACCTGATCTTTGACACTGAGACCGACGAAGCGAAGTTCTGCGCATACTGGAAAGTTGAACAGTTGCACGACCTGAAATCCAATCAGGCAACAGACGCAATCGCCATGCTCAAGAAGAAAAAAGCACAGGCACCGAAGGAGGAAGACAATGGAACAACGCAGTGAAGAATGGTTTGCGGCACGGGCTGGGTGTGTAACAGCATCCCGCACCGCCGATGTCATGGCCAAAAGCCGCACAGGTCGCCCAAGCGCCAGCCGTGGAACCTACATGGCGCAGCTTATCACTGAGCGCCTCATGGGAGCAAAGACTGATGGGTTTTCCTCTGCTGCTATGCAATGGGGAACTGAGACAGAGCCACAGGCACGGGCCGCATACGAGCTTATGACGGGCGAGGATGTGCTTGAGGATGGTTTTGTTGCCCATCCTACCATAAAGGGCTTTGGAGCGTCTCCTGACGGCCTTGTGGGCGCTGACGGGCTTGTTGAGATCAAGTGTCCCAACAGTGCCACGCACATCGACACGTTGCTGTCAGAAAAGGTGCCTGCGAAGTATATTACGCAGATGCAGGTGCAGATGATGTGCTGCCAGCGCGAATGGTGCGATTTCGTCAGCTTTGATCCGCGCCTACCTGGTGACATGAACTTCTGGATGAAACGTGTCTGGGCAGATGCAGATCGCCAGAAGATAATTGAGACAGAGGTGCGCCTGTTTTTGCTGGAGGCTGAAGACAAGCTTCAGAGGCTGCGTGACAAGTTCGATGCCGTATAAGGTGCGCCTCACGGGCATGAGGCAGCGGGCCTATGCCCACCAGCTTATAGATGCCGCCCCAGACCTCTCCACCATCACAATTGTTGGTGGAGACAGGTCAGTCGATCAGAACGCCAAAATGTGGGCCATGTTGACTGACGTGGCACTGTCGCGACCGGAAGGGCGCAAGTGGGCACCAGAGGCGTGGAAATGCGCCTTTATGCACAGCCTAGGTCATCAGGTGCAGTTTGCGGATGGGCTGGATGGATCTGGGCCATTTCCACTAGGGTTCAAAACATCAAAGCTGAACAAGCAGCAGATGTCAGACCTGATCGAAGTAATCTATGAATATGGATCTCGGCATGATGTCGAATGGTCCGAAAAGGAGAATACCAATGTTTAAGCCAGACCAAGACTTCAAAGAAATGGGCGACAACGCCACAACAGCAGCAGGCGATCAGATCCGCGCGTTTGTCGAGCGTTACGAGCGCATGGACGCAGAAAAGAAAGACATCATGGATGGCCAGAAGGAAATCATGTCTGAAGCTAAAAGCAGTGGGTACGATGTCAAAGCCTTGAAGCGTATCATCGCAGATCGAAAGCGTGACTCGGATGACTTGGCCGAAGAGCAGGCAATTGTCGAAATGTATAAATCAGCACTTGGTATATAGGGAGAATACAATGTTTGAATTTTTAATGCGTCCGAAAGCAAAACGAGAACTGGCAAGGATTAGTGAAGAACGTGCGGGGACAGAGGCAGCAATCAAACGAGCTAGACGCAATAAAAAACGGGTGGTTGGATTGTATGACCACGCTCAGAAGCTGGCAGAAGAAGCTCTCAAGTGGGAAAAGTACCTGAAATGAGACAACCTTTGGGTTTAAAAAAGCCAAAGCCAGAGCGGGGAACAAAGGCTACTAAGGCGCACATACATCGCGTAAAGCAGCTTCCCTGCGTCATCTGCCACCGACATGGCCCATCTGACGCTCATCACATTATTTGCGACAGATACGGCACATCAAAGGCAAGTGACTTCGATGTAATCCCGCTATGCAAAGCCCATCACCAAGACGGGCCAGAGGCGATACACAACGGGAAAAGGTCTTGGGTCGAGAAACACGGGCCAGATCACGGATACTTAGAAACCGTTAAGGATTGGCTGGAAGATTTTTTCTAGCCAATCCTATTTCTTAACGGGCGTTCTTATTTGTTTTTTTTGGGAGAGCGCTTAAAAACAATCGTTGACTGTTCATTGATGTTTTTTCCAGTCGGGTGGCGTGTGCCAGCACCTGGAGATCCATACGTTCTTTCATCCATGTTCTTATTACTTGGATGGCGAGTGCTACCAAGGTTTTTTGGTCGAGCCTTTGGGCGCAGTGATTTTTTTAATCCGTACATTATTACTTTCCTTTTTTAGTTGGTTTCTTCGCAGTCTTAGCTGCCTTCTTAAACGCACCAGAAGTTGGAGCGCCTTTTGCCCCGACTTTACGCATTTTCTCACTAGATCCAGCAGCAATGCGTTTACGCTTTGCTTGGATGTTAGAATATAAACCTTTAGCCATAATTAATCCATAATTTCCCAGTGAGGTCCATCAATAAATGGCCTGCGGCCTGCTGATCTTCTAATATCAATGTAACTATTCATAGCCTGTTCCATCGTACCTTCCCACTTGCGCAGGTCATTGATGTGCCAAGCTGCACCCCAGCGCAACTGAACGCCAAGTGTATCGCCAGCTTCCTTCATGGCGTCACCAATGTCATCGTACAGGTTAAGCTCCCATGAGCCACGCCCCTCGATGTATGCCATAAGATCCACGGCGTGACCCGTCAGGTGCTTGGACTTCATAGTCTGCGATGCACCCTTGGCAACCAGTGCCTTCTGCATCTCCAGTGTGCGAATCCCTTGGATAACACCGAAGTCAATCTTGGTAGTTGTGATGGCCTGCTTGACGACAGCAATCAGCCGTTCGTCTACGCCTTCTAGCTTATCAAGGCTGCGCTGTGATAGTTTGTAAGTCATTTCTTAAACCCCTTCATAGTTCTGATGCCAAAGCTAGCTGCGATACTTGCATACATCGCCCACTGAAACCAGCTTGGCGCTTTCTCTAAGTTGGCAAAGCCCTCGGCCATGTACGGTTGAAGGCCAGGAATAAAGCTGCCAATCACAAT